CACTGTTAAGCAGCTTGTGGATACTGTGGTGTACTGTGACCAAGTGCGCTGCGAGCTCTTCCTGAGTGGCATCATCAAACTCGAATACGCCGGTGATGCTGACCTCTTCGTCGCTACTTTCTGAGCAGATTTTGCACATGTTGACGTGCGAATCGCCGTCCGTACTTTGCCAGAACCAATTGTTGACGTCAGGCAGTGGTGTGGCCGTGCAGAGTTGGCAGTTTGCGTGAAAGTGCTGTGGGCTGCTTAGTGGGATGTACAGGCCATTTTGCATTGTGTGACCTCCATGCGGGCCATTGCCCGGCACCATTATAATGCTACTGTTGAGGCTTGAGTGGCAATCACAAACGGTGTGCTTTCATTTGTCCCAGTTCGCAAGCGGATGGTTACTCTTCCTCAGTGGCGGTGTGTCGTCAAACGGCTTTACGATCTCGCCCCATGGAGTTCCCACTTCTTTATCGTACTCTGCTAGCCCAAGCAACAACATTTGTCTGGCTGTACAGGCCAGACTCACAAATCCGTGCCTTAATCTGCAAGCATCGTAAAACCTGTCAGCCACTAGGTGATTGGGATGTGTGTCTTTGGCGATACGCATGAGTTCTGAGGCTTCTTTGGCGGTCATGCCTTTCTTATAATCGCCGGCGTTACTGTTCTGTTCCAAATTTCTTGCAACAACCAAATCACGCAACTCTTTGTCTAATCTTAGTGGATTGTTTATTCCATCTTCTTTCTTTTCTTTTATTCCTTCTTTTGCAAGCGCCATCTTGCCGAACAGCACTCTGTCGCCCGCTACGAATGCTGTGTCACCATTAACGATAAATGTTCTCATAACGTCTGCGCGGGTAATATCGCTTACCGAAAATCCAAACTCCTTCAATAAGCTGGCCACCGTGTCACCAGTTGCCGATACCGCAGCTTTTCCTAATCTAATAAGCTGTGCGTCTGTTAGTTTGGCAATCTCGCGCTCTTTATCAGTTCTACTGATTTCCACTATACGGCCTGTGACACTTCGTGGTAGGCGCACTTGAATCACATCACCAATGATCTCCATATTGACCTCCAGCGTGGTTTTGTTACGCGACACTATTGTAACACAAACTTGTGCGACGCGCAACAGCCCTGTGGTGTAGTGTAATAGTAGGAGTCGGTTCCGGTGTCTGTTATTCTAAGTGACTCCAATGTTTATGCCTCTACGGGAAAATTACATAATGCCATATTACATAGCCCCTAACTTATGCGTAAAACAATGAACAATGTAACCTGGTATTTGTAACACTATTGTTATTAAACCGTACACTTTATTAAATACTGTAATAGTGTAATAGTGTAATAAGAGTACGTTGCGACCAATGTTTACGCATCTACGGGACAAATTACACATTATTACACATTTGGACTCTTGGATCTTTAGTGACTCGCCGCGACCTTTGTTTACGGCCCCATTACGCAATTTGGGGCGCAGGTCGCGGGTGTCAGCGGTGTGTTCGTAGCGGACATCCCGAAAAGCTGCGCTATTGTCTTTTACAGCCCCGACAGCTAACCTTGTACTCATAGCGAATAAGGACCCCGAAATCCTCAGGACTGAGTGACCACTCAGTACCTCTTAGTACCTGAGCCCTGAACTCCTATATCGCGTGTATTATGTGATTGCACTCTAGGCATCGTAGGTGGTACAGTCTTAGGTCTACGGTGTATTATGTGATTGCACTCCAGGCATCGTAGGTGGTACAGTCTTAGGTCTACGGTCTACGCCCGCGTCCCTAAGATATGAGTACTCGGCACTCTGTCAAGCCCGAGCCAAGCGTAGATTGAGTGAACGAACGACCAGATAAGATGCGATCTTAGAATTCAATTTGATACTGGCGCGGCGTCATTGCGACTGTGATGGAGCTGAGTTCATGGTCGTACAGTCTACGTCGTACCGAATGTCGGTGTCTAAGGTCTACGGTCTACGTCGTACCGAATGTCGGTATCAGTGTGATATCATACCGAATGTCGTTGCTGTTACGAATATCAGCACGACCATTGCGATTGTGAGCGTGACTAAGACATTGGAATGATTGCGCGACGTAAGAGGTTTGGCTGTGATGTCAGGTGCGAGCGCCGGGTGCGAGCGCCGGGTGCGAGCGCCGGGTGCGAGCGCCGGGTGCGAGCGCTAAAAAACCCGGCCCTTTGCAGGGCCGGGCTGGCGTGCGTGGCGTGCAGGTTACGCCACGGGCACCACAAAGCCATGGTTAATGGCGTAGTTAGTGCGTATTTTTACTACGCCTAACACGCCGCCACAACGGGTGCCCTTGCTAACTGGCACAAGGGCGCGGGTGCCCTGTACCGGGTTTGTGGCCAGCGCTTGCAGCTTGGCAATAAGCGCCGGGCCACTAATGGGTTGCGCGGCGGCCGCCTGCACGGCAGCAAAAAATGTGCCCGGCTTGGTTGCCTTGGCGCTGGCCACATATAACACAGGTGCGGTGGGCTGCACGGCGGCAGGTGCGGCGTTAGTGGGCCGCACGGCGGCGTTAGTGGGCTGTGTGGGCCGCACGGCGGCAATGGTGGGCTGTGTGGGCTGTTTGCTGGCGTTTGCCATATGGTACCTGCTTTGTGTACGGGCTAGCTGGCCTACCGGCCTTGCTGCCTTTGTACAATTACAAAGGTACACCTGTACACTGGGGCACGCAAGCATAGTTTAATGCTAAACTAATGTGCATTAGTACAGGTGCATTTGTGCAATTGTACACTGGCAGCATTGTACTTTAGTAACCCTCAACATGGTTACTATCCTGCTCAGGTCTACGTTACTCGGCTCGTAACAAAATGTTACTCGGCTCCGTAACTTATGTCTGTCGGTACTCGCAGCAGCGCCCGTCACCGGGGGGTCATGGCCGCCGGCGCGTCAGCCGGTGCCGCCTACGCTTCCGTCCCCGTAGACGAGGCATCGGCGCTCCGAGTCCTCAAGTCAATGATACTCACTAACCTGAGGAACTTGGATGCAAAGATCCTCACTAACCTGAGGAGCAAAGAGTCTTACTAACTTGAATACGGAGGATCAATGACTGTTCCGGAAATCGCAGACATGCTCCCGGAGTACCAGTGTCACAAAGTTGTGAAGGCCGGAGAGATCATTGATGTCATGAAGGTGGCCGACAAACAATTTCGTGTTCACTTGAAGGGAACAGGGGAAGTACGGCTCATAATTTCTCTGCCAACAGCTATGACAGTTCGGCACGAGCCAGTCAAGGGCGACTACTACGTTGTGTACGATGATGGATACGCCAGCATCAGCCCGCGCCACGCCTTCAAAGCGGGCTACGATATTATCTAGGAGGTAGTATGCTTCAGGCATTAGGGACATTGAGCGCGGCTGGAACAAGTGGAGCAACGACAGGTGCAGTCGTTCAGTTTAACAATGAGGAACCACAGCTCAACGAAAACGCGCAGCAAGGGTACATTGAGCTTCAGGGAACTTGGGTTGGAACAGTCCAGTTTGAACAGAGTATTGACAATGGCACCACTTGGTTCGGCATCACTGGGACACCGATGCCTTCTGGAACAGCGGTGAGCAGCGCCACTGGAAATGGATTGTGGCAGTTCAACATAAACGGCGTCACGAACTTACGAGCTCGGGCCAGTGCCTGGACGAGTGGAACAGCGCAGGTCGTAATATCGTGAGTGATGTTTGCTATCTTAGTGTGGAGGAAGCGTCGGCCTTTGAGCTTTATCGCATACGCCCCTCCCACAAGGCCCACCACCACGAGTCACGCGAGTCTGCGATTCATCTTATCCAGGCAGATTTGGCACGAGAAGTTGATGGATTGCCGGCGATAGTGGCTCAGTCCAGTAATGATCGGATTTGGGCGCATCGTCCAAGCGGCGGCTGCACAGTGCGACAGCTTGTGCCTGTTAGGGATAGAAAAGCACGAGGAGAGAAGCATGGCGACAAGGGAAATGAAAGTGAAGCTCCTAATCGAACCGGAGCGAAAGAAAAAGCGGTGGAAGCGAGGGCCATCTGATCCACGGAACTTGGTGCATCCGCCCGGAGTAGTTCCGAAAGGGTGCGTTCCGTACAAGCCGGGCAAGAGCGGAAATCCTCTTGGGTCATACGGTAAGCCGAAAACGCAGTCAGTGACGAAGTTGATCGGCAAGGCGTATCGTATGCGGTTGGGCGACATTTGTGAGTTGCCAGGATGTGAGGGCCTAACTTGGGCGGAGGCCATTGCGAAGGGAATCATTGAGGTCGCTGCTCACGGAGATGTCAGCGCGGCGCGTGAAGTACGCGAGACCACTGAGGGCAAGACGCCTGATAAGGTGATGGTTGGCGGATTGGAGGATGCGCCGCCAATCCGCCAGGAGATTGGAGAACTGGATGCCAGAATTAGTGAGCTTATCGGATCGCCCGGGATGGAGCAAATTAAGCCCCGGGGAGAAGGTGGAGCTGATAGCTCTGTTGGAAAGAAGGCAAAAGCTTCTAAAAAGAGCTAAGATTCTTTCCTACTATCCTGATTTCGGGCCTCTACGTCGTGAGTTGTATCGCAAGCATATGCAATTTTTCGCCGCCGGAGCTAAGCATCATCCCATGGACTGTTGTCCACCAGACTGTGATGGAGATTATCATAGGGAACGAGCTTTTCTGGCGGCGAATCGTATCGGAAAAACTGAGGGCGTGGGCGCGTACGAGTGTACGCTTCACTTGACCGGTGATTATCCCGATTGGTGGCCCGGTCGCAGGTTTGACAAACCAATCAGTGCTTGGGCCGCTGGCGACAGTAGTAAGACGGTGCGTGACATCATTCAGGCGAAGTTACTCGGCCCTGAGGGAAGTTACGGCACCGGTATGATTCCAATGGACAGACTTAAGAGCACCACGGCTAAGGGTGGAGTACCGAATGCTGTGGAAGGAATCTATGTTCGCCACGTTACCGGCGGCGTCAGCAAGATACTTCTTAAGTCATACGATCAGGGCCGTGATGCTTTTCAGGGCACGGAGCAGGATCTGATCTGGCTTGACGAAGAATGCAGTCGGGAAATCTACGTTGAGTGCCTCATTCGTACGATGACCACCAATGGGATGATCATCTTCACATTTACGCCCCTCATGGGCCTTACCGATATTATCCGTGATTTTCTGCGGATGGATCATGAACAGGAAGAGTCAAATGGCTGAAATGAAAATGGCTACGCGTCCTGAAAAGGAAAAGCCGAACAAGGTTCATGAGTTGAGGATCAGAAAGGCCGACAACGGTGGCCACGTCGTAGAGCATGTGTACGAGAACAACGGCATGGGATACAAAGCGCCAGACGTCCATGCCTTTGGTGACGATCAGGGAGGCGATGCTTTGGCACATGTCGGTGAGTGGATGGGTGTACCGAACGCTAAGGAAGAGAAGGGTGAGAAGGAGCATGTGGGTAAGTTGAAAGAGGAGAAATCGTAATGCAGCTTACACAGGAAGGTGTATTCAGTTCAACGCTTCGTAATTCCCTCAACGCGATTTTGGCGCAGTTCGGTTCTGGCGCCAATCCGCTCAACTCCAGTCCGGCCAGTGGCATGAATTTGTTCTATGAGTACGCGCAGGATGGAATCGTCGCATATGCCGGTGGTGGTCAGGCCAATGCCACTCCGCTTGTCGCACAGACCAGCAGGATTGCGACGGCAGCGGCCGCTGGTGCGTCGGTTCTATTGCCTCCCAGTTCTCCTGGTTTGGAACTCTTGGTGATCAATCATGGCGCGAACCCAATTCAGGTGTTCGGCGCTGGCACTGACACCATTGACGACGTTGCGTACGGAACTGGTGTTACGCAGATGCAAAGTTCGCTGGTGATCTACACTTGTGCGACCAGCGGAGCTTGGTACAGTGAAGGATTATCAACCGGCTACGCTGGCGGATTGCAGACCATCGCTACTCAGGACGGTGTTGTGGCCGCTGGAGCTACGCAAGGAACTGCGACGGTGCTGACGCCGAAAATGGCGTACAACGTCAGCACGGTTGGCGCTGGTCAGGGAGTTTTGCTTCCGCCAGCAGTAGCTGGAGCTGTTCTGGCTGCCAACAACAATCAGGCCGTGAACACTTTGCTGATCTATCCCAACGGCGCTGACAAGATCAATGCTTTGGCGGCTGGAGCTGGTTACGTCGCGGCAGTCAGCACTATCACGATACTGTACTGCTTCACGGCGGGTCAGTGGTTTACGAAGTGAATTGGTGATCTCTATCAAGAAGAGCCACCGTGGACTTCTTCATAAGAACCTTGGCATCTCGCTAGATGCCAAGGTTCCGTTGAAGTCCATGCTACGCGCTTCGCATAGCAGTAGCGAAAAGCTGAGGAAAGAAGCGCAGTTCGCGATCAACGCGAGAAAGTGGCATCATGCCTAAACCTCCTCTAAGTACGATGTGGCCAGCCGGTTCCCTTTCTTTGAGGGAACCGCGCTTGTCAAATCTTGGTAACCAGAATCGCGCAGCGAAGATTGCCGCCAGTCCGGTTGCTAAAGTCAAGAAACTGAAGACCTTCAAGCTGAGTTCTATGTTACGAGCTCAGTAAGCCGCCGAGGGCTTATGCACATCAATCAAGAAAAGATTCGTCCGTTGAACGACCGAGTTGTCATAAAGCGTGATTCTTCCGAGGAAATCACGAAAGGAGGCATCATTGTTCCTGATATAGCGAGTAAGAAGAGCTATTTCGGAGTGGTGGTCGCCGTTGGCCCTGGAAAACTGAGTGCGAAAACTGGAAAACGAGTTCCGCTTGACGTCAAACCTGGTGATCATGTATGCTTTGGTGATTATGTCGATCATGACGAACAGGGTTACGTGATTGCTATGGAGGCGGATATCAGGTTTATTCTGGAGCACTGAGCTATGAGCCATGAGTAAATTCGTTGTTAGTGCGACTTGGGACGATGTTCCTCACCTTTCAGAAGAAGTAAAGCGCGAACTTCTTGCCGGTATTCCGCCGTATCAGCGCGACGCAAGAACTAAGGGAGTTCCGCAACTCGGAAGTGGTGCGATTTATCCTGTTCCTGAAACAGATATTATCGTTGACGACTTTGAAATTCCGCTCTATTGGCCGCGGTCTTACGCCATGGATGTAGGTTGGAACAAGACAGCGAATATCTGGGGAGCGAGAAACAATCAAACCGGACAGATTTTTCTGTACAGCGAGCACTATCGCGGAAAAGAAGAGCCTGTAATTCATGCCGAGGCAATCAAAGCTCGTGGCGCTTGGATTCCTGGAGCTATTGATCCTGCCGCGATGGGCAGCAGCCAACGCGATGGCAAGCAACTCATGAGTGAATACAGAAAACTTGGACTCAACCTTACTCCAGCGCAAAACGCTGTTGAGGCCGGCATCTACAAGACTTGGCAGATGCTGAGCTCTGGTCAGCTCAAAGTGTTCAGGAGTTGCCGCGCTTGGCTCAACGAGTTTCGCACCTATCAGCGTGATAAAGACGGAAAGATCATTGATGACCATAAGTATCATCTGATGGCCGCCACTCGGTACTTTGCGCTGACTGGAATAGAAATCATGAAGATCAAGCCATTTCCGCAAACTGAAGAACAACGATACGTCGTGCCATCTGGCATTGACGGAGGATGGATGGGATGAAGAAATATCTTGCGTTCTTGGTTATTCTGCTATCAGCGTTGTGTTCAGCTCAAAGTGGGACTCTCGTCTACCCGGCACTGAGTACATCGAATACGTGGACTGGAACGAATAACTTTCAGGCGCAAGTTACGTTCAGCGGTGGAGCTGTGGTCAATGGAGCTATAGCCTTCAATCCTTTGTTGGTTCCGTCAAGCGCCATACCACCCGTTTATCAGTCGTTCATGCTCTACGGTAGGTACCCAGTAGGAAATCCATCGTCAAACACGCTCAATTGGGTTCCGTACGGCACCACGCCTCAGTTCATTCCTGATCAGCGCTATTTTTCGTCTGGAGTGAATTTCTTTGGCCAGCACGGATATTTGATGGCCACATCGCTGAATGGAACACAGACTACCAATCAACCATTGTGCGCAGATGCGTACTCTGGAGCTATTATTTGTCTTCCAGGGTACCTCAGTGCAGCGCTATCCTCGCCCGGCCCGATTGGGCAGGGCACTGGAGCTACGCCTGGCCCCGCTACGTTTACCGAGGTGTGCGACCAGAACAGCCCGATTGACGTGATGGCCTGCTACGGCGCGAAGGGCGATTGTGTGACGGATGACCACAACGCCATTCTGAATGCGCTAAATGCGGCGTACAGTTCGACTCCTATACGCGCCGTGAAGTTCAACCGGCCTCCGGGTGGATGCTATTTGACGAGCACTTTACCGTGGCTGGGCGTGAGTCTGATCGGCGTGCCGAGCGGGCAGGGCAATGCTTCTGCGTGGCAACGCATTGTGCAGATTCGCGGCAAGCCGGGGCAGGACGTGTTCAACTTCCCTGACCCAAATGATGTGGCAAGCCCCACTCCATATGAGGGCTACGTTGTGCAGGACATTGAGATCGTAGTGGATGACTCGGTGGATGTGTCCTCATCGCACCCTAACCGCAAAGTGGGCCGCACCATATCCGACGCGGCGATGACCAGCGGCAGCGCGGTGCTGACCTCGGCAACGCAGGGGCAGTTCACTCGTGGTGATGT